CTCAGGCGCAACAACAAAACATCTCACGCTCTGACCTGATCCGCCAAAAACTAGAATCTCACAATTACGACCGCACCTCATACGCCCGTGCTGTAGAAGCCGCAGCACGCACCATCCCAGGTATCCCACGCGTTCAACTCGAACACATGGTCTCAAAGGTCATAACAACCCTTGCTACCCCGAGCTAAGCTTGGACCACTTAAAATGTTGCGACCTAATCGGTGGCAGGTAAACGAGTTACTAAAGCTGAAGCAACCCTGAGAACGCAGGAAGTTTATGGTCTGCTCTCGCACGGTTACAGCCGAGCACAGATCTTGCAAGAAACTGCTGGTTGGGGTATAGCCGAGCGAACTGTTGATGTCTACATCCAGAAAGCACGGGAACTGCTGGAAGAAGACTGCAATATCGCTCGGCCTGCTTACCTAGCAGAACTATTGCAACGACTGAGGACTTACGAGATCGCCGCTGCTAAGCGTGGGCAGTATCAGGTTGCTGTGAACTCAGCATCACAGCAGGCAAAACTCGTTGGATTGGATCCATGACTACAGAGATCAGGAACGTGGATGGTGGCGAAATGCTTGAAGTTCGCGTTTGTGAGGATGGGATCTGCCGCAGCGGGCTGGTATCGAGTATGCATCTGGTGGCAGTGAAGGAGAACCAGCTGCGGGAAGCTATCGAGCGAGAAGTGAGGCGAGCGTACGGGCAGGGTTGACAATACCCCTGGGTAGACCCCATAATGAAGGAGTCAGGGGGAGACCCCACCACTTACCGCCGAGAGGCACCCACCATGAAACTCCGTAACTTCGCCATTGCTAGCGCCATCACTGCTAGCTCTGCATTGACTGGTCTTTTTGCCTTTGGCATTGTCATTGGACAAACTTGCGTCCCCGGCAACGCCGCTTATGAAGCAGGTACAGGTATTTGCGTTGCGCAAAATGCTGTTACCGCCAAAGAGAAAGCAATCGCAGACAAGCAAGCCGCAGAGCAAAAACTGAAAGATGAAAAGGCACGTGCCGAGCAAGTACGCCGTGCAGAAGCCTATGCAGCCAAAGAAGCAGCCAAGGAGAAAGCTGCTCAAGCCAAATTTGAAGCTGAAGGCTGGTTTGAGCTTTCTAATGGTATTTATGGTCGCTGGTGTACCGACACCTGCAGCCAGGCAGAAGTTGTTGGCAACTCTTCTTATTGGCTAATGGAGGTTTGGGCTAAGGACCGCGCTGCTGGCGACATCTACGCTCAGATCAACATCATGCAGAACGGCGTTGTTACTGGCTGGACCAATGACACTGCATTTTTAGACAAGGGTCAGCGTGGTGTGTTGACGTTCCAGAAATACGGTCTTAGCAACGGTGCTGCTTATCAGGCACAACTTACTAAGTTCAATGCACGTGGTTCTTGGTGACCTAACGTGCTTCAGCCGGGAAGCCTGCAATACAAGAGCGGCGCTGCCGTAAATACAGGGCACGTAGTGGCGTGATCTAGATCCCGGCTCCACATTCATAAACACACACAGCCGAGAGGTACCACCATGAACAACACCAACAACCTTGGACAACGCCTGTTACAAATTGAACAGCAGGCAACAACCTGCACAGATCGTGCACAAGCCAAAGCACTACTTGTTGAATGGCAAATGCTTGAGCAGCTAAATCTTCAGGCAAAATGGCAGCATGAGCATTCTTGACCTTTGCCCTGGCGGTCTCTTGTTACAAGAGCCCGTCACTGTTTTGTCAGACAAGGACTGGTCTCCTTTTGCTGCTCAGCTCTACGAATCACTAACTGGTCCGCAGCGTGCAGTTTGGGAAAGTCCAGAACGCTTTAAGCTGCTTTGCTCCGGTCGCCGCTTTGGCAAGACCTACCTATGCATCGCTCGCCTTATTGCATGGGGCATTGAGCACCCTGGCAGCCTGAACTGGTACGTCACTCAGAACTACAAGTCAGCCAAGCAGATTGCATGGCGGCAGCTTCGGTCAATGATCCCGACTGAGATGTTCGCCAAGAAGAATGAGGCAGAACTAAGCGTTGAGCTAACCAACGGCAGCGTGATCGCTTTGAAGGGTGCAGAAAATGCCGATGCTCTTCGTGGCGTGAGTCTTAGCAGTCTCATCGTGGATGAAGCGGCTTATGTCAAGCAGGAAGCATGGGAGATGGTCCTTAGACCTGCGCTTTCAGATCAAGGCGGTCCTGCTTGGTTTATCACCACACCGGCAGGACTTAATTGGTTCCACGATTTATGGGAAGCTGCGCAGGAGCAGGATGATTGGCAGACCTTCAGTTTTACAACTGTTGAAGGAGGCAATGTTCCGCCAGAAGAGGTAGCCGCGGCCAAGCGCACGCTGGATGAACGCACCTTTAGACAGGAATACTTAGCCAGCTTTGAGACGTTGACGGGTCGGGTCTATCCCGATTTCAGCGATGACAACATCAGCGCTGATGTGGCAGACACTGGCGGGGACATCCTCTGGGGTACTGACTTTAACGTCAGCGTGATGGCTGGTGTATTGGCTAGCCGTGTTGGTGACACCATCCACATTTGGGATGAGGTAACGGTCAAGCAGTCCAATACTGATGAGGTCTGCGCCATGCTTCAGCAGCGCTTCCCTGATCGGCGGATCGTTGCTTACCCAGACCCGACGGGTTCAGCCAGGAAAACTAGCGCTGCTGGTGAGACGGATCACGGCATCATTCGCAAATATGGCTTCAGCTGCATATCGCCTAAACATCCATGGGCGGTAAAAGACAAGATCAACGCAACCAACTGGCTATGCCGTAACGCTGCTGGGCAGATCCGCCTGTTTATCCATCCGCGCTGTAAGCACACGATCAAGGCGTTGAAGAACGTGACGTATAAGGAAGGCGCAGAGGATTACGTGATCGACAAGACCGCAGGCATCGAACACTGGACCGACGGTTTGGGCTATCTAGTGTTGGGCGCGTTCAACCAAGTCAAGCCCTGGCAAACAGGTTCTACTGGTTGGTCCGTGTACTAGGCAGCCATCCCTGCTTGATCCACAGTTGGATCTGACGCTTCAATGCGAAGTTATGGCGCATCAGACTGATCGCCACTTCACGCACGTCATCCACTTCAGTCAGGCTTTCAATTCGACGAAACATCAAGGTCTCTTCAAACTCAGCAGCAAGGGAATAGCGATCCATAGTGCTTAGAGGTTGCCACCCTAAACTTAGAGAAGCTGTAAAGAGTAGGTATGGCACTTTGGTGGCCTGGTCCATGGGGACCGATGAGTGCAGTAGATCCTCAGGAGCTTAAAAAGAAGGATGAGGCTAAGGAATCAGTAGATGAGGCACCAAAGCCTCGTCGTCGTCGCACCGTTAAAACTGAAGGTTGATGGCATATTCCGACTCGGTATCGCCGGTCAAGCATGACGGCTGGCTAGGCGCTAGTGGTGGCTACATCACGGGTCGGAATAACACGGCTCAAGATGATGATCCGTCGCATCCGATTAGCGCATATTTTGCGCAGATGCCTGCTTGGCAGACAATGCAAGCGGTTCTGAAGGGCAACCAGTACCTAAGAGGTATTGCGCGGGAATACATCCCAGTTTTGCCTAATGAGACTGATGCCTGCTATCAGCGCAGGTTGATGCAAGCGCTATTTACGCCGTACACCTCACGGGTAATCGATGCGGCGATTGGCTTGATCATGCGTAAGCCGATCACGCTAGAAGGCGGTGACGAGGGATTTTGGGAGGAATGGAGCCAGGATTGCGACAGGCAGGGCACTGATTTTCAGGAGTTTGCCCGCAAGTTGCTTGCGTCAAGCATTGGCTATGGTCACGCCTCGATCATGGTTGATTATCCGAAGAAGACTGGCATCAAGACGCTGGCGGATGAGCGCCAAGCCAAGCTGATGCCATATTTCACGATGATCGAGCCTTGGCAGGTTATTGGCTGGCGTCAAGATCGCCGTAAGTCTGGGTCCCAGCTTGAACAGGTCAGAATCAAGGAATACACAACACGTCCTAGGGGTGAGTTTGGCGAAGAGATTGTTGAACAGATCCGCGTGCTGGAAAACGGCAGCTTCAAGGTATTTGAGCGTACGGAATCAGATGCGAAGTGGATTCAGGTAGAAGCTGGTCGGACTAGCTTGCCTGAGATCCCTATTGCAACGACGTATTCAGAGAAGAAGGCGACGTTTATCAGTGAGCCGCCGTTGTTAGATGTGGCGTATATCAACCTTGCGCATTATCGGCTTCAGTCACAGCATTTGAATGCGTTGACTGTGGCAGGTTTCCCATTGTTGGTGCTTAAGGGGTATGACGACCAGGGGCAAAAGCTACAGCTAGATGTGAGCAAGGCTATTGCCATGCCTGTTGAAGGTGGCGTCGAGTATGTGGAGCCTGCTAACCAAGCATTCCAGGCGTATATGGATGAGTTAGATGCGTTAGCTAACCAGTGTTCCAACCTTGGTATTGCTGTGCTGGCACAACAGAAAATGGTCGCAGAGGCTGCAAAGAAGGCACAGCTTGATCGCGCTGATACCAATTCAATGCTTGCCAATATCAGCCTTGACTTAGAGCAGTGCTTACAGAAGGCGGTTGATATGGCGGCAGCGTATGCAGGGCAAGAAGCACCTGTTGTCGGGCTGTCCCGTGACTTTGATGTGCAGCGAATGGATTCTGCAGAGATGGGCGGTGTTGTCCAGCTGTTTAATGCTGGCATCATTGATCAGCAAACTGCCCTGGAAATGTTGCATCGCGGCGAGGTTTTAGATGATGCAGTGGACCTAGAGCAGATTGTTGCTGGCACTGAGCTAGAAGAGCAGCAGGATATGGAACGGCAGGTAGAGCAGACTGCTGCAATGGCTGAGATCGGAGAAGGTACACCTGCTAACAATGATGAGGCATGAACGAAAAGCAACGGCTGATCGTCGTTCGTGATCAGTTTGCTCTAAAGAATTTATCTGATGATGCGTTAAAGCTAATTCTGCCTGCTTATACCGAAGCGTTAAAGCGTATTGAGTTTTTACTGCGCACGATGCCTGAGGGCAAGATTGAGCGGGAATTATGGCTTAAAACACAGCTACGCACGATTGAGGCACAGTTTCAACCTGTAGCAGAGCGGATCTATCAAGTGTTGCCTGAAGCGCAGGTGAGAGCATTTGAAGAGGGATTATCAAATGCTAAACAGTTTTTAGAAGCAGGTGATTTCTTGCCTGAAGGTGTTGCGCCTTCCACTGCGCCTACTGTTAATGTCACCAATGCGTTAGAGCAAGGTTTTATTAGCCCTAGCATTACCAGGCAGCAGGTTATCGCAGCATCTAGGGAGACAGGGTTTAGCGTTCTTGGTCCTGGTGGCGCAAAGAAGGGTTTAGCTGAACTGTTGCCAGGTTGGATGCAGGCTGAAGCTGGTTTAGTAGAGAAGCGATTGCGTACAGGATTTCTTTTAGGGCAAACCAATGAAGAGATTATGCGTGAAATTGGTCCGCTAGCTAGAGGGCGCAAAGGTTGGGCAATGACTGAGGCTGTTGTTCGATCATCAATGGCAGAAGCCAGTCAAGTAGCGCATGAAGCATTTTATGAGGCTAATCAAACTTTTAGTATTGTTGATGATGATGGCGTTTTGTTTGAATATAACGTAATTGCTGGTTGGGAATGGGACGCGTCTAATGACACAAGGTTATGCACTATATGCGCACCGTTAGACGGGATAACAACTAAGAAGCGAGATGAAATGCCACCATGGCTAGCGCATTATGGTTGTCGATGTAAGATTTTGCCGATTACACAGTCTGAAGCTGCAGCGCGTGCAGCTGGTGATTTACCTAAGGGAAGCTTTCTTGAGGCAACGCCTGTAGAGAAGGACAGCAAGGGGAAGCGCAAGCCACCACCGGCTGGGTACACAGGCGATAACGCATATAAGCGTCCGATGAAAATTCACGGCAAGTGGCAATGGGTGCGGCGGCGTGATTTAGGCGTTGGGCAGACCACAGCAGGGGATATGTTAAAAAACGCCAATGATCACAGCAAACGGCTCATTCTTGGCAATAAAAAGCTTGTAAAAGAATGGAACAAACGCATTCAACAAAAACGGTATGCCAACGATCCACAGCAGCTGGTACGTGACTTGCTAAGTGGGCGTTAGGCTCATGCCATGACCCCAGAACAGGCATTAGCAGAAGCCAGGCATCTTTACGAATCGCGTAAGCCTATCGGTTGGCGCGTCTTCCACCTAGGCGGCATCAAGGTGGCGAATAGGGTGCACTGGTATGAGATGCAAGTGAAGCGGGCTTATCCGTACATGGACTGGGACGAGGCAGAGCGAGCGTTCTTTGGTGATCTC